GACAAGATGATCGCTGCCTCGGTCGGGCTGGCGCTCAAGGAAGACGGCCGCTCGCGCGAGGAAATTGCGGGCGCGATGTCGGCGCTGCTGGGCGAGCAGGTCACGAAGCTGATGCTCGACGCCTATGCGTCGGAAGCGCGCGAGGCGCACAACATTTCGGCCGCGCGCGTGCTGGCGCTGATCGCGGCGACCAACCGGTTCGACCTGCTGGACGCGATGGTCCGGCGGATCGGTGCCGCGCTGCTGGTGGGCGAGGAAATCCGCACAGCCCAGCTTGGCCATATCGACACAGAAATCGCACGGTTGAAGGCGAAGCGGCGCGAAGTCGCCGGCGTCACCGTGCCGATCCGAGGGGGACGACACCTGTGAAGCCGGGCGGGGGAAAAGAATGGTTTAGTGCGGCCGAGCTCGCCGAGCTCAAGCTGGCCGGGCTGCCCGCGACCAAGCGCAAGATCAACGAGCGCGCGGAGGCCGAGGGCTGGGCGCTGCGCACCGACGATCGCGGCGCGCCGCTGGCCCGCAAGCGCGAGCGCCGCGGCGGCGGCATCGAATACCACGTCTCCATCCTGCCCGCCGCCGCGCGATCGGCGCTGGTCGCCCAGGGCGTCAAGCCCGCAACCCAAACCAGCAAGGTCGAGGTGGACATCAATATGCGCGGTGAAGGCGCGCGCCAGGCGCGTGTCGCGGGCATTCGCTCCGATCGGAACGTCAGCGCCAGCGTCACACGTGCGCACCGGCGACAATCTGCTGGAGGCAACCGCGACACACGACGTCAGCGAGCGGTTCAGCGAGTATATCGTCAAGGGCCAGGCATCGGGCGACGACACGTTGTTCGGCGCGGCCGCAGCCAGCTCCTCGGCGCGGGCGGCCGATCCGGCGATCACCCGCTATCGCCCGCAGATCGTGATCGCGGAGGATCAGGCGACGATCGCGGGCCTGATCGCGCGGGCGAAGTTCGAAGCCAGCGTGCGCGCCGGGCGTGCGCAGTCGGCCGAGGTGACCGTGCTGGGCTGGCGCACGCCGGGCGGCGCGTTGATCGCGCCGAACCAGCTGGTCGATGTCGAAGCCTCCGAGCTGTTCATCGAGGGCCGGATGCTGATCGAGGCGGTGCGCCTGACGCTCGACGGGCAGGGCGAGCGCGCGGTGCTGTCGGTCGTGCCGCCGCAAGCCTATAGCCAGATCGCCGTGCCGGAACAGGCGGAGGCGTCGCGGGTCCGCCGCCGGCGCGGAGAACGGGCATGATCCCCGATCTCGCCCGCGCGCTGGCCCCGATGACCAACCGCATCCGGTTGATGATCGGCCGCGCGGTGATCGCGGCGGTCGACGACGCGACCAAGGTCCAGGCGCTGCAGATCGATCTGCTCGCCGACGAGACGCTGGGCGAGGTCGAGCATTTTCAGGGCTATGGCCTGACCAGCCACCCGCCGGTTGGCCTGGAGGCGCTGGTCGCCTTTGTCGGCGGCACGCGGTCGCATGGCGTGGTGGTGGCGGTCGGCGATCGCCAGTACCGGCTGCGCGCGCTCGAGCAGGGCGAGGTCGCGCTCTATGACGATCAGGGCCAGGTGGTGAAGCTCGGCCGCGACGGCGTGCTTATCCAAACCGACAAGCCGGTGCGGGTCGAGGGCGAGACGGTGACGGTGATCGCCGATCGCGTCGATCTGGGCGGCGAAGGCGGCCCGGCGGTGGCGCGGGTCGGCGATCCGGTCGTCGGCGGGGTCATCCAGGCCGGGTCGAGCAAGGTGTTCGCGGCATGAGCGCGACCGATGACGCCTGGAACCAGCTCGTCTCCGACGAAGCCAAGGCGCTGGTCGAGCTCCTGTCAACCGACGGGCGCAAGGTGATGGTCGTCGTGATGGCCCACAAGGACGGGTCGGCCAGCCTGTTTCACGATGCGACCGAAGGGTGCACGGGCGCGGATGCACGCGCCTTCGTCCAGTGCCTTGACCGCAAGCGTGAGCAGGTCGCGTCTCGATTGATCCGGAGGCGCGAATGACCGACGTCGCGCTCCGCTACGACGCCGATCTCGGCATCTGCGACATCGCGCTCGATGGCGGCCTGGTCGCGACCGACGACGGCCTGCGCACCGCCGTGCTGATCAGCCTGTTCACCGATGCGCGCGCCCGCGACGACGATCCGCTGCCCCAGCCGGGCGGCGACCGGCGCGGATGGTGGGGCGATGCCGAGCCGCGCGTCGCCGGCGACGAGACCGGATCGCGCCTGTGGCTGATCGAGCGTGAGAAGATCGTGCCCGACGTGCTGGCGCGCGCCCGCGAATATGCCGAGGCCGCGCTCGCCTGGCTGGTCGAGGAGCGGATCGCCAGCGCGGTCGCGGTCGAGGTCGAGGCGATCCGGCCGCAGACGCTGGCGATCGGCGTCACCATCACCCGGCCGACCGGACCGGCGCGCCAGCGTTTCGATTTTGTCTGGGAAGCCACTTCATGACCTTCATCCGCCCGACCCTTTCCGAGCTGATCGCCCGCGCCTCGGCCGACTTCGACGCGCGGATGCCGGGGGCGGACAGCCGCGTCCGCCGGTCGTTCCTGGACGTGCTGGCGCGGGTGCATTCGGGCGCCGCCCATGGCCTTTATGGCTACCTCTCCTGGCTCGCGCTCCAGCTGATGCCCGACACGGCGGAGGCCGAATATCTTGACCGCTGGTCGACCATCTGGGGCGTGGCGCGCAAGGCGGCGTCGCCGGCGACGGGCACGCTGGCGCTGACCGGGGTCAACAACGCGATCGTCAGCGTCGGCGCCGAGCTGGCGCGCAGCGACGGCACCCGGTTCCGCACGCTCGCCCAGGTGGTGATCGCCGGCGGCGTGGCCAGCGTCCAGGTCGAGGCGGTCGATGGCGGTGCCGCCGGCGTCACCGCGCCCGGCGCGCAGCTGACCTTCGTCTCGCCGGTCTCCGGCGTCGGCGCGATCGCGATCGCCACCGATGGCCTGGTCGGCGGCGCGGACGAGGAAAGCGACGCGCAGCTGCTCGCCCGGTTGCTGACCCGCATCCGCACGCCGCCCCAGGGCGGCGCGGCGAGCGACTGGACGGCCTGGGCGCTGCAGGTGCCGGGCGTGACGCGCGCCTGGACCTATCCGAACTGGATTGGGCCGGGCACGGTGGGGCTGACCTTTGTCCTCGACGGCCGCGACGACATCCTGCCGACCCAGGCCGATCTGGATGAGGTCGCCGACTATGTCGAGCCGCTGCGCCCGGTGACCGCGACCCCGATCGTGTTCGCCCCGACGCCGCTGCCGGTAACGCTGTTGATCGGTCTGACCCCGGACGAGCCGGAGGTGCGCGCCGCGATCGTCGCCGAGCTGGCCGACCTGTTCTTCCGCGAGGCCCAGCCGGGCGGCACGCTTTACCTGTCGCGGATCCGCGAGGCGATCAGCCAGGCAGCGGGCGAGTTCGACCATGTCCTCTATTCGCCGGCCGCCAATATCGTCGCCGATCCCGGCTTCTTTCCGATGCTGGACGAGGTGCTGTGGCAATGATGGACGCCGCCGCCTATCGCGACCAGCTCGCCCAGCTGCTGCCGCTCGGCCGCGCCTGGCCGCGCGAGCCCGACACGACGCTGGGCGGGTTGCTCCTCGGCGTGGCCGAAGAGTTCGCGCGGATCGACGGTCGTGCCGCCGCGCTGGTCGAGGAAGCGGACCCGCGCACCACCGTCGAGCTGCTGACCGATTGGGAGCGTGTCGCCGGGCTGCCGGACACTTGCAGCGGCGTGCCCGACACGATCCGCGAGCGCCAGGTCGCGATTGCCAATAAGATCGCCGAGCTGGGCGGCCAGAGCATCCCCTATTTCACCGCGATCGCCGAGCGCCTGGGCTATGACGCCGAGATCGAGGAGCTGTCATCGTTCGACGTCGACGATCGCGTCGACCAGGACGTGAACGGCGACGACTGGCGCCACGTCTGGCGGGTCAACATCTATCTCGACAGCGAGCAGTTCCGCAGCGTCTTCTCGGAGCTCACTACTGAATCGACGGTCGAGGAGCGCCTGGTCGGCTTTGGTGCGCTCAACCTCGAATGTCTGATCGAGCGCGCGAAGCCCGCCCATACCATCGTGCTGTTCGCCTATATCGTCGAGCCTGCCCCGCTGTGGTGGTTCGACTTCCTCACCGAAACCCTGATCACCAGCGGAGAAGACTAGTGCACGCGATCGACACGCCCGGCAGCATCGAGGGCCGGTTCACCGAAGGCAACCCGGCGATCGGCCAGCGCGCCACGAAGCTGGGCGCGGCCTGGCCCAACGACGTCCAGGACAACCTGCTTTTCCTGCTCGAGGAAGCCGAGATCGCGCCAACCAAGGGTCGCAAGGAGGACGTCGCCGACGCGGTCAAGGCGATCGTCGCGGGCATGGTCGGCACCGGCGGCGGATCGGTCCCGACCGCGCGCCAGGTGGTGGGAGGTGGGCTCGTGACCGGCGGCGGCGACTTGAGCGCCAACCGCACCTTGACCGTCACGGCCGCGACTGCGGCGCAAGTCGCCGAAGGTGAGGCCGACAATGTCGCCATCACCCCGGCCGCGCTGCGCGCCGCCGCCGACGCGGGCCTGGTAGCCAACGGCTATTACCGCGTGCCCGGCGGTCCGATCTTCCAATGGCGAAGCCTTGTCGGCAGCTACAATGAGGGGCCGGTCTTTATCGCCTTTCCGATCGAGTTCCCCGCCGCGTGCTTCATGGCGGTCCCGTTCATCCTCAACGCATCGGCCAATGTGCAGGTCGACATCTTTGCCCAGATCGTCAGCTGGGCACCGAACGGGGCGACGGTGCTCGTCAATCGCGACGACAGCGGCGTCCCGAGCGCCAGCGGCGTCGGCATCTTCGCGGTGGGCTTCTGATGGCGGCGCGGCGGAAAGCGCCCGCGCGCCAGGCACCGGCGACGCTAGCCGAGGCGACCGAGCTGGCGGCGCGTTATGTCGCGGTCAATCACGAGATTGAGCACCTGGACGCGATCGGCGAGGCGATGATCGCCGGGATCAAAGAGGAGCTCGATCTGAAGCTCGCGCCGCTCCAGGAGGAGGCCCGCGCCATCTTCGACCAGCTCCGCAGCTGGTGGCCAACCGCGAGGGCGGACGTCGCCGGCGATCGCCGATCGATCGAGCTTGCCGGCGCCCAGATCGGCGAGCGCCTGTCGCCGCCGGCGGTCGTGCTGCGCAAGGGGCTGACCGTGAAGGCGGCGATCGACGCGGTCGCCGAGCAGTTCGGCCGCGCCTCGGCCTATCTGCGCACCAAGCTCGAACTCGACCGTGCGGAGATCCTGAAGGGCATCCAGGCCGAGCCCGAGGGCGAGCTGGCGCGCCTCGGCTTTGCGGTCGGCCAGGCCGACGAATTCTTCATCGCGGTGCGGCCGATCGCCGGCACCGAAAGCATCGGAGAACCCGAATGATCAACTACACGATCCACGCGCACGCACTCGCGCGGGCCGGTATCGCCAAGGCGGCGGTGCCGGTGATGGCGGTGCCGCCCGCCGGCCAGCGCCTCGCCCTGGGCGTCGCCAGCGCGGTGATCGTCGGCCCGTGCGAGATCCGCGTGCTGACCGATGAGGACGTCTGGTTCGACGTGCGGCCCTCGGCCGTCGCGCTCGATCCGGCGACGTCGCCGATGAAGTTGCTGGCGGGGACCGAGAATTGGTACGAGCTGCCCGCGGGCGCGAACTACATCATGGGGAGCGCGGCATAATGGCCTACCCGAACAGTGGCGCCGACACGCTGGCCCGTCGCCGTGCAGCTGGGGCGCCGTCGCTCTCGGCCAAGCCCTTCGGCGCAGTGTCGGGCTCGGACGTTAGCAATGCACAGCGCACCAAAAATCGCGAGAAGATCATGGAGGCGCACGTCGAGGCGCGCGGCCTGGGCCTCGGGCTGCTGCTCGACGGGCAATACGAGATCGGCGGCGGGCCGCTCGACCTGCGCGGCGCTGGCACGATGATCTACTGTGGCAGCAACGCCCGCATCCGCCAGTTCTCCAACGACGTCCAGATCGTACAGTTCGGCGGCGACCTGTCGTCGATTACGGGCACGCTGAACCTATGGCACGACCAGGTCCAGGGCAACACAGGCGCGTCGATCGTGCGCGACGGCACCGGCGGCGCTATTGCGTTTGAGCTTTGGGACGCGGTTCGCTGCACGATCGACCAGATCCGCACGTTCCGGTCGGCTTACGGCGTCTGCATTGCCGACGCCAATGCGGACGGCACAGCCAACCAGATGTTCGACACGACGTTCGGCTCGATCGACGTCAACTATGCGACCTATCGCGGCGTCGATCTTCGGTCGCGCGGCGGGGGCTCGACGGCCAGCTTCATCGGCGCGCTGAAGGTGCGTGGGCAGGGCCTGGGGCAGCGGACCGACATGAACGTGCCGATCGTCCTTGGCCAGATGCGGCTGTCGGTCGGCTGCCTCAACGTCGAGCACATGCGCTATGGCGCGGTGGTGAGCGCGGACGGCCTGTCTCGCGACGGCGCGATCTACCTGTCGGACGGCCAATTGACTGTGGACCAGCTCCACTTCGAGGGCATCGAGTTCGTCGGCAACAACCGCTCGCTTATGCTGGCCAACACCCGGTCGGTGATCAAGGCGCGCACGACCGATGTCCACGACATCTTCCTGACCACGGCCAACGGCGTGACGAACGCCTATCTGGCATCGCTGTTCGGAACAGGCGCCAGTGTCGATTTGGGGATGCTGGAGCTTCGCACCGCGTCCGGCGCGCCAAATACCGGGGTCATTGATGCCGGCGTGACGCTGGGGCTTGCCCGGTCCAGCGCGGCCGTGACGCGCGGCGAGTTCCGGCTCGGCCGCGTCATCTCCAGCACGGGGCTCTCCTATATCAGCGCGGTCACGACGAACGACCAGCGGGTGACCAAGGAAATCGACGGTGTCGAGCGGCGCAAGGCATTCCGCGTCGGTCAGATGATCACTGGCGACAACGAGGCGAACGGCACGCTGCTTATGCTGGCGAACACGATGTATGCGCATCGGGTCGAAATCCATGAGCCGGTCACGTTCGACCAGTTCGTCATGCGCGTGACGGGCGCGGGCGGCACCGGGGCGGAAATCACGGCGGCGCTGTATCACCACACCGGCAACCCGATCCAGCCCGGGGCGCTGGTGGCGGCGGCGACCGGGACGAAGATGGCCGCGGCGGCGACCGGCGAGCGGACGATGACCGGGGCAGGCGTGATCATGCCGGGCGTCTATTGGTTCGCCAGCCAGGCCTTCAGCCCCGGCGTCTATCCGACTGTCACCGCGATCGCCGGCAGCGCCGCCAACACCAGCAACACGTTCGTGGGCACCACGACGACCGATGCGCTCAATGCATCCGGCAGCGCTGTTACTGGTGTGACCGTTGCCAACAACGTGGCCGATCAGGCGGCCTGGAATGCCTTCGCGTTTCCGGCGACGTTCCCGGCAGGGGCGGCTCCGCAGGTGGGTGCCACCCCGCGCGTCGCGCTGCGGGCGTCGGTTGTGGTGGGTGTCTGATGGCGCTCTTTTGGCTGATCCCGCCGATTCTCGTCTTCGACCGGCCGAACTCGAGCAATGGCCAGTCGCGCGCGCCAATCATCATCATGTATGGCAACCCGACATCCAACGCCGCCGTGCTCGCCCAGGAGCTGGCCGAGTTCACCGCGAAATGGCTGCTGCTCTATCTGCCGGCGATCGCGGTCGCCTGGCTCGCCTGGCGTCACGTTCACTTCATCGCGCCTGCGCTGATCCTGCCGCCGGCATTCGTGATACAGCGCCTGCCGCCCCTGCGTCGCCAGCTCGAGCTGCTCGGCCACGAGGTCGAGGCCCAGGCGGCCGAGCTGCTCTACGGCACGCCGGCCGCCGAGGTGCGAAAGTGGGAGGTCGTCGCGCTGGCCCGGCCGACCAATTATGGCGGGGTGTTCAAGGACTGGTCGGACGAGCGGATCGGCGCCAGCCTTAGCGCCCGCGCCGGCATCGCGCGCCGGGCTGCGCGCCTGTTCATGCCGATCCTGACCAGGTTCAAGCGGCGCTACCGCTGATATTGCAATGCACGCGTTTTTCGAGCATAAGTCTTGCAGGGCTAGAAACCCTAAACAGCGGATGGTGTGCCGACATACATGATCCATGCAGCAACCCGTCGACCGACCCTGTGTCGGGAGTGCGTGAATAAAAGACCCGGTTCGCCGGGGAATAAGCGCGCGTGTCTGTTTCACGTTTCTAGCTCCCGGCTCCAGGCGGCCTGCGCCTGGTGATGCCTCTAGAAAGGGTGAACAGCATGGAAGACACATCATGGCCACCGCACGATCAGAACCCGCTGATCGCGCTGTTCCTGAACGGAGCCGAATGGCTCAACAATCGCGAAATCGTCGAGGCCCTCGGGCAGGTGAACTCTGCGCGGCGCAACAAATCGGTCGTCGCCCATTGGGGCGATATCGATGCCGTCTTGGGCGCAGAAACTAAGCTGCTTAGGGTGGTGCATAATGGGGTCGAGACGGGTCGGCCGTTGCGCGTGTTCTCGAAAACAGCGCTGCTTCTCATCGGCATGTCGGCGCGGGTGCCCAACGCGGATGGCTTTCGGCGCTGGGTCGCTGAACGGATGATGGAGATTCACCATGCCCAAGCATGA